TAAGCTTAGAGGGTATGAAATCGCCATTTATGAAAACGCCCTTTTATATTGTCCGCCGCGCATCTTTGCATCAGCGACAGCGCCTTTTGCGCTCTCCGCAATTTGTGGCATCAGCGACTTGATCTCAGCTCTGACCGTTTGTTGAACCCCGGTCGTCACGTTAATCGTCTGATTGATGACGACATCGCCACCGCCAGAGATCGCTTCCTTTGACTGTGGAACCGACAGGATCCGACCAGCGCTAGAAGGGACAAAGATTTCGCGACCATGTTCGCCGACAGTGTAAGGCTGACCAGGTTGAACCGGTCCGCCAGAGGCTCGACCGCCGCCACCGCCGCCGCCCGACGTCGGACCGCCAAAAAAGGTCATTGCTGCGTTCACCATTTGCTGAACGACGAGCACCCGGTAAAGCTCTCGGATGACCGCTTGCATTGTCAGCTTGACCTGATCCTCGAATGATTTGGCTCCGTCGAGAGCTGACATGAAAACGTCCTCGAGACCTTGCTCGAGAGTGCCTGAAATTTTGTCCAGGTCATCCATCGCGCTCGCCATGATTTTAAGCTCACCGGTCGCGCCTTTTATGTCCTCGCCCATTCCCTTAAAGCCGGAGCCTTGACCGCTCCCCGATCCAGATCCTTGACCTGGTGGCAAACCGTTTTCTAAGAAATCTCTGAGAGCGTTGCGTTCATCGATCTGTTTAGCAAAACGATCATAGTTTGCCTGATTTTCTCTAATCGCTTTATCGTTTTCCTCGAGTGCTTTCGTCGCCTTTTCAATCGCTGCCGCTCGCGCTTCCTCGTTGTTAATGTATGAACCAGCCGTTCCGTTTTTCAAACTTTCGATCAGCTTTTCTTGCTCTCGATAATTCTCGACGCTGTTTTGTAATTGCTTATCTAGCTCGCGGAGCTGTTCATCCTCGGTCAGATTAAAGATCCGATCAAAGACCTGGAGAGCATAAAGGGCAAACTCTGTCAGACGCCCGGACATTGCGCCCATGACCTCATCCCAGCGCTCCCGGAGCTTTGCCGACTTGCCGATCAAATCCTCATCCAAGACAACACCGAGAGCCTCAGCTCGAGCGCCCAGCTCTGTCATCGCCTCGGCGTTGTTCAAAAGCAAAGGAGCCAAAGCCGTCGCGTCAGACGCAATCGCTTCCATGTAAAAGGTCAGCTCTTGCTGATTGACGCCAGCCTCTTGCAGGGTTTTGACGTATAAGCCGAGCGCTTGATCAGACGATAAGCCCTGGAAAGCTTTTGCAGTGACGCCGACTTTCGGCGCAATGTTTTCAAAGAAGTCCGCGAGAGGACCAGCTCCGGTTGCGAAATAATCACCGAACTTGTCATTTACATCTTTGAGAATGTCCGCGAGCTTGTCTTGCTCAATGCCGACAGTCTTAGAGGCGAACGCCATTTTCTGGAAATCCTCGACGCCGACACCAGCGACGCGCGACAGATTTGTCAGCTCTTTGGCAGAGCGTGAAGCGTTATCGATCAAAGCTGTAAATCCAGCCATGACCGCACCCGCCGAGAACGCCAGGCCAAGCTTTGAAGCCGCTGAGCCCAGGACGTTGAACGTCTTTGTCGTGTTGCTTAGACCTTTGCCGGATTGTTTAGCAAACCGCTCGACCCGGCGCTGAGCCCGGTCCATTGCTTTCGTGAACTCTTTGTCTCTCGCCTGGAGAATGACGTTTAATTCACTCGCGCTGATCGCTGCCATTTTATCCGTACCTCATCGCAAGCTGTTTGACCTCATCGATCGCCGGTGCATCAGCTCCAGGCTTTTTCGGACTGTGAGCTTTCTGCCACCCTTCAAAGACCGTGAAAGTGTCTTTGGGTATCATGTCCCGAATTTCCTCGGGCTTAAATCCCGCGACAATGCCGTTCATGATCATTCCCCGGACGTTGAGACGATCAGGTCGTCGTCCGGATTGTTTTCTTTTTTTTTACTTTCAGCCTCGTTGAAAGCGTCCGGCATGAACGCAATTCCAAGCACCGCCTGAGCGACCTGGTAAAACTGAAACAATTTGTCTGGACCGGCGCGCTCAATTATTGCGTCAGCCTCAGCATCCTTTTTGCCACCGCCGACCAAGGCGAGAGCGAGAAGGTCTTTGACCTCGTTTGATGTTGGTTTCGTACCCCGAGAAAAGAAACCATCCCAGAGATCAAAGATGCCTCGATGCTTGTCCTCAAAGCGTTCGATCTCTCGGTTGCGTAGTTTTAAAGTGTAGGTGACGCCGTCGATTTCCTCGACGACACCACCCCGGGGAGCCTCAGCGGTGATCCCCATTTATTTAAGCGGCAGTGAATGTCACTTCACCATTGCTCTCTAGTGAAAGAGAAAAGGTGACGCCGCCCTCTGTCTCTCCACCAAAGTCCAGAGAGGTGATTTTAAACGCGCCGGCATATGTGCCGAAATCAGGGACGACGATCTCAAAGTTTGCCTCTGGATCCGCCGCCATCGCGACAGTGTTCATGCGAGCCTCAGCGGTCTCATCCAAAAAGATCCCATCGCCGCTCACTGAAACAGATTTCAAACCGTTCAGAGAAGCTGAAAACAGAGCCCCGCCTGGTGAGCTTGCGTCAGGTGTTGTGACGTCGATCGATGAATTGTTGATTGTCAGAGATTTTGAGTTGATCCCAGCAAGCGCCGAGAAAACCTCTGGTGATGCACCGTCCCCGATTTTTAGGAGGAACGAGCGTCCGAGTTGTTTTGCCATTGTGTTGATCCTTAATCAAAGGGACGCGGATGCCCACTCCGCATGAAGGGCAGGGGACCGCTAAGCGGTCTCAATCATCGCCGACAAAACGACAGTCGCGACATGACCGCGATCATCATTTTCTCGATCGACATAAAAGCTCTCACAAATCATTTCGATCAGGTTGAAACCTGTCAGCGTGATCGCTTCCTCTTGGCGGTGCAAAGCTGAGCGGATAGCCTCCGCGATTTGCGTCGCCTCGACGCGACCAGTTGATCGCGAGAATGCCTGGATAGTCAGGACGCAATCAGCTCCAGTCGAGCCGTCAGTGTCCATTGCTTGCGGTTCGATCTGATCAAACCGGATAAAAGGGAAGGTCGGGCTTTGTGGTGGCTCGTCGTAAACTCTGGTCGCGACCAGGTTCGTGATGTCGCTGTCCGCAATCAAAGCCGCTCTGACGCCTTTTTGAAGCTCTAGCGCAAATCCGTTAGCCATTACAAACCGACCTCTTTTTTCGCTTTATTCAAAGCCCTGGTCACTCGACCCTTGTGTTTAACGCCAGCCATCTTTTGAGCCCGGCGCATATATGGGTTGCCCTCAGTCGTTCCGCGCTGTCCTTCTTTACGACCCGCGTGAACCGCTCGAGCTTTGATCTGATCCTCTTTGGTCGGCTTTGCCGCCTCGACGGAAACTTTTAGACCACCTTCCTCGCGCTTAATGTGGAGCTGACTTTTTAGGTCGCCGCTGTCACTCGGAACTAGGATCCGCGCAAATCTCAAAACGTCTTTTGACGTCTTATCAATCGCGTCGATCATGTGTTTCCTCTGGACCTGTGGAAGCTTTTTCAAAGCCGCCCGGACCTTTTTGTCATAGATAATCAAGACGCGACGCCCTTCTCGATCAGGAACTCGAGCGTCTGTCCTTTGTTGTCGACCTGGACGATCGAGCGAATTGCCCAGGTTTGTCCGCGAGCGACCACCCGGTCAGCCGCGCTGAGAGCCGCTGTGAGTGCATCTTTTCTCACTCGTAGGGTTGCGCTCGAGACGTCAGCCATCGCTCCGCCCTCGACGCTTTCTTTGCCGATGCGCTCCATCAGGTGAGCTGATCTTGTCAGGTGATCAGACCAGGATCCGGTCGTGTTTCCGAAATCGTCAGTCGTCGCCGCCATACGCTGGAAGGTAACGCGATCTCGCATCAGGCCAGCCCTAGCCATACCAGGAGCCTCGCTCGTAATCCATCAGAGCCTCAAAGCCGTGCGGCAATGTTTTCGAGATCGTTCCCATCAGCTCGTTTTCGCGGTTCTCGTACCAGTGACCGATCAGCATCATCAAACCATGACGCACCGTTTGCGGAACGTCAGAGCGCGCGTCACCGTATCCGATGACATATTCGATTTTGATCGCGTCGTCCCTGGTGAATGTAGAGGGCCACGCTTTGCCTGGTTTCGGTTTCATGGTCGTTTGACCCTTTGTCCCCAGGACATAGAAATCCGACAGGGTCGCGGTTTGGATCGCGTTGTCCGTGTCGTAATATTTGATCGCCGAAACCGACTGAACCGGTCCGAGCGAAAGCGTCACTGTGCCTGGGTTCGGTGCAATCCACTCGCCCCAGGTTTGCGTGATCATCGCTTTCCCCAGGGTGCCAGTGACGTCGACATAATCAATCGCCGTTTGTATCAGCCGGGCGATCAAACCGTCGTCGTCATTGTGCTCGATCCGGAGCTGCGACTTGACCTCGGTGAGCGTCAAAGGCTCAGCCGTCGGAGCTGTCACCAGCTCGATCCGATGTTGTAGGGGAAGCGTTGGCATTTATTTATTCCTCAGCGTCGGGCTTAACTGCTTTTCGCTTTGCTGGAGTTTTCTTTGTCGCTGTTTCTTTTTTCGGAGCTTCCGCGACCGGCTCCGCAATTCCGCGCTCGATGTAGCGTTTCGCTGCCTCAGCATCACCGACCTCGATGATGTCCCCGGCATTGTGTGAAAAGTTAATTCCCGCCATCGATTGTAATAGTTTGAGTTTCATGGGGTGTCTCCCGAGTTGGGGGTGAGGGCGCGAA